TATTATCTATTTTTTTATATTTATAAATATGCTTATATAATTGAGAAAGATAGAATATTTATATAAATTTTAATTATATATTTTTTTCTCCTATTATAGTATAAAGAATATAGCATAAATGGGTGGTGGTCTTCTTCAACTTGTTGCTTATGGCGCTCAAGATGTTTATTTAACTGGTAATCCTCAAATTACTTTTTTTAAAGTTGTTTATCGCCGTCATACAAACTTCGCAATGGAAGCGATACAACAAACATTTTCAGGAATAGCTGATTATGGTAATACCGTTACATGTCAAATATCACGAAATGGAGATTTAATACATAGAACATATTTACAAGTAGAAGTTCCAGCACTTACTGGTAGTGATAAATATGTAAATTATTTAGGACTTCGTTTATTAAAATCTGTATCTATAGAAATTGGCGGACAACAAATCGATAAACATTATTCTGATTGGTTATATATTTGGAATGAATTATCATTACCTCGTGGTAAACGTTCTGCATGGGAATTTATGGTTGGTGCAGACCAAGATATAACAAGTAGTAGCAAAACAACTTTATATATTCCCCTTGAATTTTGGTTTTGTAGAAATATTGGACTTTCCTTACCATTAATCGCTCTTCAATATCATGAAGTTAAAGTTAAAATTGAATTTGAATCTCATAATAATTGTGTATATCAATTAAGTGGTGGAAATACAATAGCGGCAGCAACAACAACTAAATTAGGTTCAGTTAATTTATGGGTAGATTATATCTTTCTTGATACTGATGAACGAAGAAAATTTGCTCAATTATCACATGAATATTTAATAGAACAATTACAAGATTTCAAGGAAGGTTTAACAAATAATTCAGCTCAAAATTATCGTATCAATTTTAATCATCCTTGTAAAGAATTAATATGGGTAGGTAAATTTAGTTCATCTTCAACCGTTAATCACTGGTATAATTATACAATTAAAAATGATGGTTCATTCTCAACCGCGACAAATCTTCTTGGTAAATCATCATTTTTAGTTCAACAATTTGATAGTAATGTAAATGCCTATTCTGAACTTACTCCAACAAATCAATATCTTAATAAAATTGTTTATAATGTTGAACCCGGTTTTCATAGCAATGCTGTAAATCCATTCAGCAAATGTTTATTAAGATTAAATGGTAATGATCGTTTTGCTGAACGTGATGGAAGTTATTTTAATTATGTTCAACCATATCAACATCATACAAATATACCAGCAAATTGTGGTATAAATGTATATTCATTTGCATTAAAACCAGAAGAACATCAACCATCAGGAACTTTAAATATGTCAAGAATTGATAGTGCTATTTTAGCATTAACAAATTCTTCAAGTGTAAATGGTTCAATATTAATTTATGCTGTTAATTATAATGTTCTTCGTATTCTTTCAGGTATGGGTGGTTTAGCTTACTCTAATTAAAAAATAATAATTATTCTTTTTTTTTCTCCTATTATAGTATAAAGAATATAGCATAAATGGGTGGTGGTCTTCTTCAACTTGTTGCTTATGGCGCTCAAGATGTTTATTTAACTGGTAATCCTCAAATTACTTTTTTTAAAGCTGTTTATCGTCGTCATACTAATTTTGCGATTGAAGCAATAGAACAAACTTTTAATGGAACACCTGCTTATAATTCTCGTGTGACATGTCAAATATCAAGAAATGGCGATTTAATAAATCGTGTTTATCTTCAATTAAGATTAACTGGAAATACTAATTATTGTAAATATTTTGGTTTAAGAGTTATTAATTATGTTGAAATTGAAATCGGAGGACAACGTATTGATCGTCATTATGCTCATTGGTTATATGTATGGAATGAATTAACTTTACCTCTTGCAAAACGTGAAGGTTATAATGATATGGTTGGTGCTTATGGTGGTTCTGTTGGAACTACTATTAAAAATACTCTTTATGTTCCTCTTGAATTCTGGTTTTGCAGAAATGTAGGTCTTGCATTACCATTAATTGCTCTTCAATATCATGAAGTTAAAATTAATATTAATTTTGAAAATGAAGTTAATTGTCGTCAAGATGCTTCAGTAACAACTTCTATCCCATTTACAGCTTCATTATGGGTAGATTATATCTTTCTTGATACCGATGAAAGACGTCGTTTCGCCCAATTATCACATGAATATTTAATAGAACAATTACAATTTACTGGCGAAGAAGCAATAACATCTACAAATGTAAAATCAAAACTTAATTTTAATCATCCATGTAAAGAATTAGTTTGGTTTTTAACAAATTCTGAAAATAATAATGCTAACTGGTTTAATTATACTACTCGTAAAAATGCTTTATCATTATCTGGTGATTATACATATGCTGATTTAGAAACTAAATTAGCATACGATGGCGTTACTGGAAATAATAATGAATTATTATATCCTTCTAATCCTGTTGTAGGTGCTAAATTAGTATTAAATGGTAATGATAGATTTGCAACTAGAGATGGTATGTATTTTAATGTAATACAACCATATCAACATCATGAAAATATTCCAAAGAATGCTGGTATTAATGTATATTCATTTGCCTTAAAACCTGAAGAACATCAACCATCAGGAACTTTAAATATGTCTCGCATTGATACAGCAATTCTTAATATGACAATCTATAATACACCATCAACAAATACAAATTTAGATAGCAGTGTAAATAAAACTTATGATAATAGCAAATCAACATTATTTGTATATGCTACAAATTATAATGTTCTTCGTATTCTTTCAGGTATGGGTGGTTTAGCTTACTCTAATTAAAAAAATAATAATTATTCTTTTTTTTTCTCCTATTATAGTATAAAGAATATAGCATAAATGGGTGGTGGTCTTCTTCAACTTGTTGCTTATGGCGCTCAAGATGTTTATTTAACTGGTAATCCTCAAATTACTTTTTTTAAAGCTGTTTATCGTCGTCATACTAATTTTGCGATTGAAGCAATAGAACAAACTTTTAATGGAAGTCCAAATTTTGGTTCTCGCGTTACATGTCAAATAACACGAAATGGTGATTTAATAAATCGTGTTTATTTAAGAGCTAAATTTAATAATACATCTTCTGATAATGGAACTGCTGGTAATGAAAATAATGGTTTTGCTCTTGTTCCTTATTTTGGTCTTAAATTATTAAAAACTATTGAACTTGAAATTGGAGGTCAACGTATTGATAAACATTATGCTGAATGGTTATATATCTGGAATGAACTTTCTTTACCTGCCGGTAAACGTGATGGTTATTATTTAATGGTTGGTGGTGATAGATATAATCATTCTATATATATTGGTGCAGGACAATCTTATGTTGTTAATGTTCCTCTTGAATTCTGGTTTTGCAGAAATGTAGGTCTTGCTTTACCCTTAATTGCTCTTCAATATCATGAAGTTAAAATTAATATTGAATTTGAAGAAAAAAATAATTTAATTGATACTAGTGGAAATTATTCTGATAAAGCCTTTAATATGCCTGCTAAAAATGGTACTATGATTACTACTGGTGTATTAAATAGTGCTTTAAATGGAGTTGGTTCTTATGCTTCTAATTTTACTTTAAGTGATGTATCATTATGGGTAGATTATATATTCCTTGATACCGATGAAAGACGTCGTTTCGCCCAATTATCACATGAATATTTAATAGAACAATTACAATTTACTGGAAGTGATAATATTAATGGTAATAGCTCAACTATGAAAAGTATTCGTATGAATTTTAATCATCCTTGTAAAGAATTAGTTTGGTTTGTAAAACCAACAAAATCTGGTTCAAGTTCTGCTAATTTATATTGGAATAACTTTAGTGATAGAAATGTAGATAATAATATATATCTCGGTAATAATCCTATCGCTAAAGCTAAAGTTCAATTAAATGGTAATGACCGATTTGCTGAACGTGATGGAACTTATTTCTCACTCGTTCAACCATATCAACATCATGAAAATACCCCTGATGTTTTCCATAAAGGTATTAATGTATATTCTTTTGCTATTAAACCAGAAGAACATCAACCATCAGGAACTTTAAATATGTCTCGTATTGATACTGCTATATTATCTGTATCTTCATCAGTTGCGGGTGATATTTATATTTACACCATTAATTATAATGTTCTTCGTATTCTCTCTGGTATGGGTGGTCTTGCCTATTCAAATTAAATATAAAAACAATTTATACTATTATTTTCAATATTTGATTTCTTTTTATTACTATCTATATTTATTTTTAGTAATCTTAATTCCTTATTTGTTATAATTTTTTGTAATCTAATATCTCTTTCTGCTTTAAGTGTATTAAA